CAACTTGGGAATGGTCTAGAGAAGCCCGACTTCAGAGGATTGATGACTTAATGGAGGGAAGAACCACAGACATGACTGATGCTGAAAGGAATAGGCATTTAAAAGAAGACGTTTATAAATCACCTTATTAAAACTTTTTAATCGGCTACCTGTTACCCTCTACAATAACGTAGAGCTACTAATAGCCCCATAGAAGGAGTAAAACAATGGAAACAACAGCACAAGTACAACCAACTAAAGTAGCTACGATGAAATATCGTAAGAACTCAATAGAAGAAAATGATAAAGAAATTGAAGAGCTAGAAAAAGCTAGGGCAGGAGAAGAAGAAAAAGAAGAGGTTGAACAAGAACCTGAACATCCTGAAGAGCGTACATTTAAAAAACGCTATGGAGATTTGCGTAGACATCTTCAAAAGAAAGAAGATGAGCATCGAAAAGAATTATTAACAATTAGGGAGCAGTTGTCTAATCTTACAAAGACACAAGTAAGACTTCCTAAAACAGATGAAGAAATAGATGAGTGGGCTAATAAATACCCTGATGTTGCAAAAGTAGTAGAAACTATTGCTACAAAGAAAGCAAGGGAAAACTCAAAACATATAGAACAAAGATTAGCTTACTTAACTGAAAAGGAACAAAGAGTTAATCGTAAAGAAGCTGAGACAGAGTTAGCTAAACGTCACCCTGATTTTGACGAATTAAGAGGTAGCTCAGAGTTTCACGAATGGGCTGAAAGACAGCCTAAAATGATACAACAGGCACTTTACGACAATGAAGATGATTTTGAAGCTGCATCAAAAGCAATAGACTTATACAAGCTAGAAAGAGAAAGAGACAGTGTAGATAAGTCTTCACCAAAAGAAGCAGCTAAATCAGTTGATACTCGTAGAAGAACGAGAGAACCAAATCAAGACCCTAAAGCAAAATGGTCTGAATCAAAAGTTAGAAAGTTATCAGGTAAACAGTGGGATAAGCATCAAGAAGAAATAGAAGAAGCAATCGCCTCTGGAAACTTTGAATATGACGAAACTGGTGCTGCTAGATAACTTTTTACTTGACAAGCATTTTTGTATATGATATAATATGCTTAAATGTTTCTTAGAGTTTTCTTACCTCTTTTCGTAAGACTACTAAGTAAACTCTTTCAATAACTCGATAAGTATAAGGTATACCGTTTGGCGTTGGCCCCTCGTAGGATACCCAACAATAAATGCCCCTGAACTTATATTAGCCACATATAGGAGAAAATCAATGGCTTTTAAAACCGCTGCTGGTTATGGAAACCTACCTAATGGTAACTTTTCACCTGTAATCTACAGTAAAAAAGTTCAGTCGGCTTTCCGTAAAACTAGCATCATTGAAGATATTACCAACAGTGATTACTTTGGTGAGATCTCTAATTTTGGTGATACAGTCCGTATTATCAAAGAACCTGAAATAACGGTTCAAGAATACGCAAGGGGTACGCAAGTAACTCCACAAGACCTAGACGATGAGGACTTCACTCTTGTTGTCGATAAAGCTAACTACTTTGCTTTTAAAATTGACGACATTGAGGAAGCACATTCTCATGTGAACTTTGAATCAATGGCTACTGATCGTGCAGGTTATCGCCTTAAAGATCAGTTTGACCAAGAGATTCTTGGTTATATGTCTGGCTTCAAACAATCTGCACTTCATGCAAATGCAGGTACAGCTAGAGTTGCAGCCGATAAATCTGGTACTGATCCAGTGTCTGTTGCAGCCGATGGTTTGTTAGCTTCTATGTTAATATCCAGAGCAAGTTTTGTTTCTGGTGGTGCTACAACAGACTCCATCGCTACTCACCCCGATGGATCTACTGGTGAAGCAACTCCATTAGAAGTTCTAAACCGCATGGCTCGTTTACTAGACCAGCAAAATGTTGACAGGGATAACCGTTGGGTTGTCGTTGATCCAGTTTTTGCTGAACAGCTAAACGACGAAAACAGCAAGTTGTTAAACAACGATTTTGCTGGTGGACAGAATGCAAATGACATTCTACGAAATGGACGCATCATTAGCGGTTTAATTCGTGGATTCAGAGTTTATCTGTCTAACAACCTACCTTCAATAGGTACAGGTCCAGGAACTATCGACACTAACGGTTCTTCATCGCACTTTGGTGTAGTTCTTGCTGGACACGATTCTGCTGTAGCAACAGCTTCTCAAATCGAGAAAGTAGAATCTTACCGTGACAACGACAGCTTCGCTGACATTGTTCGTGGTATGCATTTGTATGGTCGCAAGATTCTTCGTCCTGAAGCTCTTGTTCGCGCCCACTACAACATCGCAGGTTAAGGAGGATAAATCATGGCTACTTATGATATGACTGATGCCGATACCGTAGGTGTAGGGGCAGACAGCATTGCGGTTTTACCACCAAAATCTGACAGCCACGTTGCCTACACTATTCAGGCTACGTTAGATATTGATGACATGGTTGCAAAAGGATATTCTGGATCAGATGGAGATATCTTCCAGCTTCTAGAAGTTCCAGCAGGAGTCCTAGTTATCAATGCTGGTGCAGAAGTTATGAAAGCATTCAATTCTTCTGTAACGGCTGACATAGACTTTGCAGCAGGAGATGACATTATTGATGGTGCAGACGTAACATCAACAGGTTTCTGTGCAGCAGGTACTAACGGTCAAACTAATGTTATTGGAACTGGTTCAGCTTCAACTTATACTCAATTTATGGCTTCTACAGACACGATTGATGTTAAGTTGGCAGGAGCAGCACCAACAACAGGCAGAATTAGAGTTTACGCTGTTGTCGTTGATTGCAACGAACAGGGTGCAGAACCTACTGCCGCTGCTAGGGATACCCTAGCCTAATTGATTTTGGGGTAGTTCATTAACTTGGGCTACCCCTTTATCTTAATTTGGATATGACATGGCAACAACTTTTATTACATTAGTTAATGATACATTGCGTAGGTTAAATGAGGTTGAATTAACATCTACTGACTTTCCTACAGCAACAGGTTTTCGCGCTCAAGTAAAAGACTCTGTTAATGCATCATTGCAAGAAATATCTCAAAAAGAATTTGAATTTCCTTTTAACTATACCTCTGCTTCTATAACATTATCAGCAGGTACGGCTGAGTACAGCCTTGCTACTGATTTTAAAGTAGCTGATTGGGATAGTTTTCGTATTGCTAAAGACGATAGTATAAGTGCTGATGCACGATTATTACGACTAATAAACTACGACACATTTATTGCCAGATTTTATGAAAGAGATGGAAACGCAACCTCATCAGATTTCTCAAATCCTGTATACATTTATAGAACACTTTCTAATAAAGCAGGATTCTCTCCGATTCCAGATAAGGCTTACACTGTAAACTATAATTACTTTGCCTTTGCAAATGACTTAGTAAATGATACAGATACTATGTCAGTTCCAGATCAATTTAAACACGTTGTTATAGATGGTGCATTGTATCACACTTATATGTTTAGAGATAACGCACAACAAGCAGCAATAACAAAACAAAAGTTTGAAGAAGGTATAGAGCGTATGCGTACACTTCTTATTAACAGATTTACTGATATTAGAGATACAAGAGTGGGGAGACTAATAGCAGTACCACATGGTTCGTTCTAATGACAGATGCTCTTAAAGACGTAACTGTATTATCGCGTGGTGGTTTATTTACCAATGAGGATGCATTAGCACTTGCAGGATCTAATCCAGGTGCTGCACTCCGAATGTTAAATATGGAGATCTCGCAGTTTGGTGGATATCGTAGAGTTAGTGGATATACCGCTTACGACTCAAGTTATGGAACAGTATCTGGAGTAGGTCAGGTATTAGGCATATGGATACTTGGTGGAGTGCCTTATGCAATTAGAAGAAACGATGGTGATTTTACAGGATCACTAGGGGCTAATCCCTTTACTACTAGTAGTGGTAGTTCAACAATAACTGTAGCGCATACTAGTCATGGACTAGCAGTAGATGACAGAGTTATATTTTCAGGATCTTCTGCTGTTAATGGTGTAACTCCTAATGATGTAGAAATGACAGTAGCATCAGTTGTTGATGCAAATAGTTACACAGTTGTTTTTACTGATAATGCTAGTGGTAGTGGTGCAGGAGGAGGAAGCTCAGTAACATTTAAGGCTTTTGATAAAACACACTCGTTAGGATCAAATCCTTTTACAGTTACTAGTGGTAGTGCAACAGTTACAGTTTCACATACTGCACATGGATTATCTGTAGGAAACTTTGTTACATTTACTGGAAGTTCTGCTGTAGGAGGTATAACACCAAACGCAACAGAGATGGAAGTTGTAACAGTACCTGATGCAAATACTTACACTGTTACATTTACATCTGCTGCTACTAGTGGTGCTACAGGTGGTGGTAGTTCTGTAACAGCTAAGTACAGTCAGTACTACACAATATGGAAGTATACCGTAACTGGTTTTACTAGAGTACACTCATTTAGATCTTCTATAGGTGTATCAAAAGTACGAGATACTTTTAATTCGTTTGTAGGAACAGAAGCAGTTATACTTTGTGATGGTACAAATACTCCAGCAAAGTTCGATGGTACTACGTTTAGTAATCATACAACTAGTGATGATGCAAATCCAACAGGTGCAGCTTTTAGTACAGACTTTAAAAACCATCAGTTTTATGCAGGATTTCCAACAACAGGACTAGGACCAAATTTATTATTGTTTAGTGAGCCTAACGTAGATAACAGATTTAGATCAGGTAGTGGCTCTGGAACTATTAATGCTGGTTTTAATATTACAGGTCTTGCAAAGTTTAGAGATGCTTTGTATGTATTTGGTAAAGATAAAATTAAAAAATTAACAGGAACATCTTCATCAGATTTTGTTCTTGCAGAGGTAACAGATAATATTGGATGTATTGCTACAGATAGTATTATTGAATTAGGTGGTGACGTATTATTCTTAGCATCAGACGGTATACGTCCTATTCAAGGTACTGCTAGAATTGGTGACGTTGAACTTGAAACTATATCTAAACCAGTACAGCAATTACTACAAGCATTACCTAGTACACACGATCTAGATAATATGTCCTCTGTTGTTATTAGAAATAAGTCTCAGTTTAGATATTTCTTTCCAAAGACAACTACAGCAGCATCAGATACAGCAGGTATAATAGGTGGTCTTAGATTTGCAGACAGAAGAGTTGGTTGGGAGTTTGGAGAGTTACTAGGTATAAGAGCATTTGTTGCTACTAGTGGACTTATAAATAATGTTGAAGTTGTATTACATGGTGACTTAAATGGTGAGATATTCCAACAAGAAAGTGGTAGTACATTTAACACTGAAGACGTAACTGCTGTTTATGCATCTCCTTTTTTGTACTTTGATTCTACAGAAAAGAGAAAAGTATTTCAGCACATTACATTATTTACTAGACCAGAAGGTGAATCTACAATCAACTTAGGTATAGCATATGATTGGGATGATCCAAACGTACCAGACCCAACAACGTATTCTTTGACAACAGCAGGTTCGTTGGCTAGGTACACAACAACAGGTAGTACGTTTGATGCTACCTTTAGATACGATGGCTCTACAAGTCCAGTACTAGAGTCAAATATTCAAGGATCGGGTAGGGCGATCTCATTAGTTATAACATCAACAGGAACCCAAGCTCCCTATAGTATTAGTGGGTTTTCTATAACTTATCAAGATGCAGGATACAGATAATGGCAGGATATACTAGACAATCAGCAGCGCAAATTGTTAGTGGTGAGGTAGTATCAGCAGCACCACTTAATGCAGAATTTAACCAAGTATTAGCAGCCTTTAATAACTCTACTGGTCATTCACATGACGGTACATCAGCAGAAGGTCCACCTATAGACCGTATCGCAGATGCTGATCAAAATAACAAAGTTCTTATAGATACATCTAATGATCATTTAGAGTTTTATGTGCAAGTTAGTTCTTCTTCTGTGCAACAATTTAGATTACAAGATGGTGCGATAGTTCCTATAACAGATAATGACATAGATCTAGGTACAGCATCATTAGAATTTAAAGATTTATTTATAGATGGTACTGCACATATAGATACACTTGATGTTGATGAAAATGCTACTGTAGCTGGTACATTAGGTGTCACTGGTGCTTTAACTGGATCAAGTACAGTACAAGGAACTACAATAACTGCTACAACTGCATTTGTTCCTGATGCTTCTGATGGTGCTGCACTAGGTACATCTGATTTAGAATTTAGTGATCTGTTTCTTGCTGATGGTGCAGTAATTAATCTAGGTGATGATCAGGATGTTACACTGACCCATGTGGCTGATACAGGTGTT